AACTAGGTTACCAGCAGAATTAGTTAAAGAACCATAAAGTGTTCCATTATCTTTTAATAATACATCTGCACCATCAGCATCTAAAACAATATCACCTGATGAGTTAATTGTAAATGCACCTGAGTTAATTGTAAATGCAGTTGTACCTGCACTAATCTCATGTGCTGATGCATCGAAGACACCTTCGATTTCATTAATCGCACCTACTAATGTTGTATCATGTGATGTGTTTAGTCCTGCAACATTTCCGATGTCGCCTTGAATTTCTTTAATACCACCAACTGAAGTTGTTGCATTATAACCTGCTGCATCATTAATTTCTGTAACGTCACCAAGTTCTGTTCTTAATTCTCTTGCAGCTGCAGATAAATTATTAGCACTCAGTCCTGTGAGTGTCATATTACCTATGTCTGATTCATGGTCATTAATTGCTGTAACTAAGTCGGCTGAACCTTGTGTAAGACTTTCTACTGTTCCGATGTCGTCTTGTAATTCATTGACAGCATCTACTAAATCTGTAGTGATTATACTTACAACATTAGTGTTACTTGCTGGTATATTTAATTCAATTCCATATCCATCGACTGCATAGTTTGTAATATTATCGTGATTAGAACCAGCGATAGTATCACTTGTACTTGAATTTTTTATTAATGTACTGGCATTAAATGTACCTGTTACAGTTTTAAACAATAGTTGTGTAGATGATGCATGGTATAAAGTACCAGACCAAGTCGCAGTATTTACACTACCACCTTGATAAACAAAATCCCCTTCGTGGTATTCTGATATGTCAGGACTATTTAATAACGGAACTAAACCTGCCAATGGTATTGTATGGAATCCGTTGGCTGATAAGTCTTGGGTTAATTCGGTTGAGCCTTTTAATACTCTTACAGAACCTACTTGATAAGATTCAGCTATAATTCTTAGTATATTTGCATTACCTATAGTACCAGTACCATCTGTTAAATCTTGTCCAGGATTAAAAGTACCACTTGAGTTTTTAACAAGAAGTTTTGGTTTTCCATCTACTACTGAAATTGCCTCAAGTGTACAGCCATAACCACCGGACTGGGCCAATGTAGAACCTGTAGCAAAACTACCTGGTATGGCAGTACTATCTTTTAATATAATATAACCACCAGTGTTATCAATAGTAACATCAGGTAATATACTAAACAGAAGACTATCGTTATTACTATCGTCACCTATAAATTTACCACCATTTGCAGTAGTCGCAGTATAGGTAAAAACTTTATCATTTAACCTAGTAGTATCTAACCCACTATTATCACCAATGTCGAATGAGACTTCATTTGTCTTTTGTCTCCATTGTTCAAGTGTATTACTTTTTAAAACTTTTATTTCATTTGCCATTATTTACCACCTAAATTTTTCAGTAGTTCTTTTATTTCAATCATATCAGCCTTCATCTGTGAAAATTCATCATTGAAATTATCTTGTTTTTTTATCTGTTCTAACCTGGTTTGATATGCACTCATATTTGTATTTATAACTGCATGAGAAGATAAATCCCTTTCCAAACCTATATTATCTTTTATTTTTACTTTATTCATTATGTAGTCGCAATGGCCCTAAAGTCTTTTACTGTCGGCACATTAGTACTTCTTTGAGATTTTAATACAATCTTAACAGAGAAGGCATTAAACGCACTACCTGGAGTTACTGAATAACCTACTTCGGTATATTCATCCTTATCATTAAACTGTACGGCAACACTAGGAGTTGCCAAAGTCCAACCTAAATCATCAAAGTCGATATCTGTGTTTCCACTTGTCTTATAATATACTTCTACTGATGTATGGGTAGGTCTGTTAATATTTAAATACATATCTAATTGAGTACCATCGCTTGATAGTTCAACCTTTTTAGTAATATACTTAGCTGTACTGGAAGTACCAGTACCTGAAGTCTCAGCAACATAATTTGTCTGAGTACTAAGTGGTTCATTAATTCTATTTTGAATAGCATTAAATGAAGTTCTATTTAAATCAATTACAGGTGATAAATTCTCTTGACCTGCATTATCAAATGTACAAGTAAATTGTAAATTATTACTTAACCCTTTATAAGTTACATTAGTAGGCGACGCCACACTAAATGGCTCATTAAAGAAAATATTTTTATTACCTAATATTGTTTGATTAAGAGATGTAGTATAAGTAGATTGTCCAGTATCACCATTTTGTGATCTACTTTTTAAACCCTTATGGGCATAAGTAATTTTAACATCATCATCGTCGGTATTAGGATCTCCAGGAAACTCTAATGAGTTGACTGCAAAATAACCTGTATCATACATTTGGTTTTCTGAGGCAGTTATATTAACACCCCCAGCTCTCTGACCTAATGTGGTAGCAACATCACTTGAGATTCTAATTAAATATGAATCGTGTTGTGCATCTTTAACTAAGTGAGTGCCATTAATACTTGAGGCTGCAATACCATTAATATTAGCCGGAGATGTTGGTACTCCTGCAATTGTAACTTTGTGTGTATCATCTGGTCCATACATTCCATGGTTTGGATGATTAATTCTAATATTACAGTTACCGCTTACATTAGATTCAAATGTAAGTGGATCAGCACTTAATAGCTTAGATTCTATTGAGTCATTAGTAAGTATGGCTGTGGCCTGATTGGATGAATTACCCACGAAAGAGGCTCTATGCAATTTAAATTTTAAATCTTTATTTTGTTCTGCAGTCCATGTTGATGCATTTTGCGACGTGAAGAATACCCCATTAAAAGGTTGCTTACTTATTCTATATGCTGCATTTGTTAAATCAAACTTACTTGTCTCTGCAACATAAACTTTATAAACATCAGAATTTGATATTAATACAATAGCATATTCCTGGCCTTCTTTAAGATATACTGGATGGTCCCAATTAACTGTTGTGACCCCATCGGCATTACCAACACCATCTGTCATATCTGATGGTAAATTAATAGAGCTAGGATATACTACAGTTTCAGCCCCAGGAACAATTCTCTGTGTTGGATAGCCATTCTCAACTTCTCTAAGAGAAACTTGAACAGGTATTGCTGAATCTTTTGCAGCAAAGAATAAATCAACACCAGTAGTAAATATACCACCACGTGTAGATATTAAAAATGTTTCTGCAACTGGATCTACCCATCTGATAAACTCATGTGTAGTTTCTCTTGTTCTTTGAGTAACTGTTTTATTTTCTGATACTTCTCTATAAGCCAATCTTGGAACTTTAGTTGAGATAATTGTTTTTTGATAAGTCTCTAAGATACCTTGTGCATAGAAGTTTTCAGATGCCTTAGTTGTACTACTAGCATCACTATTATTTGTATCATCAGTAATCTTAAATTCTCTAGTACCAGTTTTAAATTTTAAGGCATCATTTCTTGGTATTACAAAGGAACCTATACATCTACCAGACGCATCGGTTTCTAGTGTACCTGAACTACCTGATGTTGCACCAGCATCATCTACCCATTGTGTTTTGCCACTGAATGTCTTTACGTCAGTTTGGTCTGAGAATTCTAAGAACTCTGTACTAACATGATTAGTACCAGACTTATTTTGCTTACAGTAAGTTGTAATATTGACACCATTAAAGAAGGCATAAACCTTAGTATTAGGTTTTAATAATTCTGCACTAAAGAAAACTCTCCTTGATCTCATGAAAGGAATAAAATTAACTTCTACTACATAGTTGCCAATTTCTTTTGTTTCAGTATCATGTGTTATGTATGTTTCTAAACCATCTCTTGTACTAGTACCAGTATTTAATATGGCAGTGGTAGTAGTTAGAACATCTGCTCTTGCTCTGGAGTTAGGTCTGTCACCATCAACACCCGTTAGGGCTGCAGCAGTTCTTCTTCTTGTATCTTGTAGTCTACTAAATGAACTTATTATTTCTCTACCTGTCCAGTTGGTTTCCCATTCATTCCATACTGTGCCAAGAATACCTTCGGACTCAGCCATGTTAACAAATTGCTCATACTGAGAATTATCATCTATGATAATATCTGGTCTTTGATCCACATCTTTCCATTCGTCAGATTCTGGAGATAACTTAACTGTTCCATCCCACACTACAACATTGTATGGATTTACAAATTCTGAATATGAAGAATATGGTTGGTTAAGTTCAGTGACAGTATTATAAGGCATGGTAATAATACCACCCCTCGTAGATTTAATAGCTTTATTACCTGATATAGCAGCTGCCATATTTGTAGGTTCGTCGCCAGGCTTTCTAATTAAGTTTACATTTCTATTGTCAGTTTTAGGTCTTAATACACCATTAACTTTATCTACGGCAATGTCATAATCTGGATGTGATGTATCACCAACATTATGACCAAAGAAACCATCAACAATAAAACCATTTTTAAATCTATTATTATTACTACTATCAAGGATTTGTGCATCTTTGGCACTTTTTTCTAATAGTGATAGTGAAGTATAATACTCTAATCGCTTAACTCTTTTTTCTAAACCACCAATGTCTTGCATGGTATATCTTTTATTATTTATTTTTCTAACAATAATATCACCCACATCAAAGACATAAGGATTTAAAAATAGTGTATATAAATGTATTGAGTTTTCTAAACTTTCGGGTTCTGTTGGATTAGATGATGGTACGCCAGATACTAATTTATAATCGCCAGATTTTGTTAAGAATAATTTATCAATCCTAGATAAGTAAACCGAAAGTTCCATGTTGGCATTACCAGTAGGTTGAATAATCCTAAGCGATGATGCATCGTTATGTGTAAACTGAGTATCAGCCGTTTGAGAAGTGTTAGTAGTAACTGATGGTCTAAAATCAATACAATCTCTTAACTCTAAACCTTTATATGTTGGAATAGATTTATAATTAGCATATGAATCAACACTGAAATGGTTACCATTACCTGAATGGACAAAACATTTATATGTTACATTTATCTGTCCATTAGGAACTGACTGACCACCCTTAAGGATAATTTTTCCTCTATCATAGAAAGAATCTCGTTGACCATTATCAAGAATAAATTTATCTGTAATATCTTCACTGGTAGAATTGATTACCACTGAAGTTAATTCTATAATGTCTACATTTGATAATTCATATGAAGAAGAACCATCAGCAGTAATTGCCTCATTAGTAACAGTTACTGGTGCACCTTTAGTTTTAGGTGCGTCGGCTAACTTTTCTAATGTAAGAATAACTGTGGCACTTTTACCATTAAAACCTGATGGTAAATTATCTAATTGAATACTTGTATTATTATCTGTTACATTTGCATCAGCAACTTCTATAGTAAGTTGATCATCTGAGAGTCCTCCAGCATGTACAATAACATCATCATCATTGGCCAGTGAATACCCAGTAGGTATATTAAAACTCACCGAACCGCCAGATACGTTACCACCTGAAGTTATTTTTTCTCTTACATTAAAGTTAATAGAATTATTGTCAAGACTATCTTTTAATGTTTTAATCGCATTAAATGGAAGTTTGTATACAAGTAAATTGTCACCAGTTTCAAATCTTACTCCATCGGCAGTTGGTAATAAATCAGCAGAGAAATTAGTCCCTTGCAATACCTTTGTTACATTTGCAAATGATTTACCAGAACCACTTGCAATCTTAACATCAAAAAGAAATAGTTCAAAGTATGGCGTTGCAGTATTCTGAAATTCAAAACCTCTAGCTCTAGCAGTAGCCTGTACAGTACCACCATCATTGGTCAAGTTAAGTGTACTAAACCCATTGATGTCTGGAGTACCTTCTACTGTGCTGGGAAGTAACTTAATAAAATTACCAAAACCAGTAGACCTTCTTACTGAGTCAATGCTTTCAAATGCAGAGTCTGTTCTAATGTCATTAAGTATAACATGTTCTGTTGTAGTTTTTTCTACTCTTCGGCCATCAATGTAGGCAATCGCAGGTTCAATTCCTATGGCAATTTTATTTGCGCTACCAGTGGTTAAATAACCATTATTATTATTTTGTCTTAGGTGTTCTTTTATATCAAGTACAAAAGGTGATAGTGTATAATCGCCGTGTGTTTCTTCTGTTCTCTTTTCTATTCTATTTAAGAATTCAGTGTCAATTTGATTTTCATCTTTTTTGTTTATAACACCATTCTCTACTGTTAACAGATGGATATATTTATTTACGTTTCTAGTAGCTAAAGTTATATCGGATTCTTTTATTAAAGAAGTAGTAATGACATATCTATTTGCACCAGGAGCAGATAAGTTAGGAGTACCTTGAGCGTTATCAACTAAATCACTATACCCTGTATCAGTAGATGATTTTATCTCTTCTTCAACCTGTAGCCCTATAATGTAAGTTGGGCTATTTGTATACTTATCTAATATGATAGTTTCTTCTGGGACATGGACAAAGTTACCTGAAATAAAATACACACCTTCTTCTATAGAGAAGGCAGAACCTTTACCAATTGGGTTGTTAGTAGATGCGATTACACCTGTACGACTAGTAGAGGCATCAGAGGTAATAGTTTCGCCTAAAGCAAATACCTTTGTTTGTTTATTAGTACCAGAATTTACATATTTTACATATAGTGTATCAGGGTCTCCGCCAGTAGCAGAGATCGCATTAATAACTTCGGCAACTACGCCTGAAGTACCACCAGTAACTTTAGTGTTTATAAATTCAGCAGTATGGTTATTGGATGTTAATTTTACATATGCGTACTGATCGCCTACTAACAGACTACCTTTACCACCAAGAACTCTGTCTCCATCTTTAAAATTGTATTGACCTAATTTATCAATTTGGTTTTGAAGTGCAGTTTGTAACTGTGTTAACTCTCTGGCCTGAACAGCGAAACCTGGACGAAATAGAATTCTATGGTAATTCTTTGCCTCGTCAAAATCATCCCAATAGGGCTCTTGATTATATGTTTTTAAATTTGAAATAGTGTCTCGATCTGCCATTTATTTTCTCTCTGTTATATAATGAATTCAATTAGAATTCTATGATACATTTAATATCTTCAATCTGTGATGCTGTTCTTGAAATAGGAGCTCTATTTTCTAAGAAAATCATTTGCCCACTGCCTTCAACAAATTCAGAATTCTGAACTGCATCTGTGCTATCACTGCTGGCACTTCCACCTGGTGGATTAGAACCTGTAATAGTTTCACCAGCATCTCTAAATTGTTTAAAGCCTGTTTTTTTATTCTGGTAATAATACAACCTTCCATTAGTAGTATCTACTTCAGCAAGATAAGCCTTAGCCCCTGAAGTACCACCATTGAGTACTTGGTCAACATTAAAGTTAGCAAAGGAAGCACCTGATGCCATTTGTAAGTATTTAAGACCTTTTAAAGTATCAGCAGTAGCTACTACATTAGTAACTGCACCGTTTGCCTCTGATGTATGACCAGTGTCTGTATTTGTTGCTCTCTTAAACGGGTTCTTAATAATTGAAATTTGTCTGAAGTCATTGTTAACTGTTAAGTCACCACCTTCAGCAGAATCTAATTGTGAGTTAAGTGCCATATAAAATGAACCAAGTTCTTTTACTGGGTCAACACCATGACCAGATGGTGGACTAATAACTGCACTTGCAGCTGCATCTGAACCACCACCGCCAGTGAAAGTCACATCAGCAATAGTATAATCAGCACCTTTATTAGTAATAGTAATTGCTGTAACTGCACCACTAGAAATTGTGGCCGTAGCTAAGGCGTCTGTAGTTCCGTCACCTGTAATAACAACAGTAGGTGCAGAAGTATATCCTGAACCACCAGCAGTAACATCTATTCTTTCAATGCCGGCAGCTTTTGGAGCATTATAAGATAGTACCTGTGAATTCTGTTGAGGATAATCTACGTTAGTAGTAGCAAGTGTAGTAGCAGCAGTACCACTTGAAACTGTAATAGGTAATGTTTTAACAGGCATATATGAGTTAGTTAAAAACTTTTCAGAATCGGCCGTAGTAATAGTATACATATATTTCCATGTATAACCATCTGTATTATCGGTTACGGGCTCAACTCCAGTATGTACTGGTTGAACAGATGCAGTAGAAGCTCCAGCCTTGAGACACTTATAAACTTTAAACTCTGATGTTAAAACATAGAACCTTTCGTTATATATATTTGAATCATTTGAATTCCATGCTTCATAAGACTGTCCATCTTCATAATTATACCTGGGTATTACATGAGAAATATCAGCTGACTGAATTCTCTTCATACCTATAACTTGTTGATGTGCCTCGTTTATTGCATCTATATGATCTGCTGGTACTGTTGGTGTAGTATCAGTCAGGTTAGAAGTTGCACTTGACCACGCGTCTGATTTACCAATAGCTACATAAACACTATTGCTTGAATCTGCTACGTCTTCCTTAAAGTTTTCTGCATTGAGAACTCTAAAGGGGGTTGTAATTATTGCTGCCATTTTTTTATCCTATTAATCTAATGTTACAAAACTATTTGTATTATAACTATTTATACTATTTTTATAATTGTTTTTAATGATTTGTGTACCTATTTCCTCTATTGTTAAATTAGAATTGTAAGTGTACGGCGTATCACCAAAACGATCTCCTTTACTATTAAAGTAATTGTTACTTGTTTGTTGTAAATGATTTAACATAATTTTTAAAATCATTACAGTGTCTTTAGCTCTATACTCATCAATGCTTTTTGACACAATATTAATAATGGGATCAAGTATGTAACCATTTCCTGTATTACTTATATTTATAGAGTTAATTTGAGTGGGTGTTAAAAGGGCAGTAGCAGTAGCACCGTTACCACCTCCACCCGATATAGTGACTGTTGGTAATGCAGTATATGCACTTCCCTTTGAAAGTACTTCTATACCATCAACAGTTCCACCTGAGCTCACTATTGCACGAGCGGTTGCATTACCTGATACAGTAACTGTTGGTTCTGAAGTATATCCAGAACCTCCATTAATAACTTTTATATATTCTACTGACGTGGCGTTCATTATAAACTCAGCAGTAGCCTGGACATTCGATGAAAGTAAAACTCCATTATTGTCCTTTGATTCTGGTGGTCCTATTTTAATAATAGGAGGTGTTCTATATGACCTTTTAATTCTATTAAAGATATTTATTTGGCCAAGTTTACCCAGTGTACTATTACTGCTTCCATCTCTTGGAATATCTACTGCGACATCAGCAGTAGTATAACCACTACCTCCTGTCACTGATACGGATTCTATCTCACCCGCGGCATTAAGTACTGCGGTTCCAGTTGCATTACTACCAGTACCTGATATAGTAATAGTAGGTGGGGAAGTATATCCTGAACCACCCTTAACTACAGTAATAGAACTAATCGCACCTCCAGAAATAACAGGGGAAAGAATTGCTCTCCTGTTAATACTTACTACTGGATTAGGAGTAAACATACTAATAAACATTTCCACGAGTAATGGAAGGTCTTCAGCACCAATAACACCTGGCTGAATACCCGGCATTGATGAAAGAGTTTGTCTATTAGTATTACCATAAACATCAACTACTTGGTCAACTAAAAGACCATTCTGAGGATTTTTAGTCTGTACTGTAATAGGTTTTATATTATCACCAAAGGTATCTCTAGTTAATTGTAAGAGAATTAAAATCTCTCCAAAGAATATAAATCCTGCAGGATGAATAAGTTTACTAAATGTGTCTTTCCAATCAGAAACATTCCTACCTGATTTAATCAGATAAGAATATTTTTGATATCTATATGAATCATGGAGTTTAATGTTCTTCTCGGATATAAAACCCTTAGTAGAAGTAAACTGATTAATAGATGAGTCCCAATCACCTGCAGATGGAATAAGTGTATTATCGTAAGGTCTTTCTACCTCTACATTCTCTTCAAAGAATAATCTAAAGAATGTCTGAATAGAATCGTCACTACCTCTTACTTTATAAAAGTCAACAATTCTCTTATAGAGTACTGACTTGTTTGCCTGTAAGTCGGCTGGTATAGAGGCGGCAATTTCTTTCTGCATCATCTCTAAGTAATCCTGTGATAACTGCCCATCTTGATCCAGATTCTTATCTATGTCCATTGCATCTTCTAATGCATTAAGAACATAAGAGGGTCCTGGTCCTACCCAATTTCTTATAAGTGTAGTAAGGGCTGCACTTGATCCATTATGTGCACTTAAACCTGTAACAGTAAAAGTTTTTCCTATTTCAGATGTTGAACTAGCCAAAGAACCGGGTAAATCATTTCCATTAGAAATAGAAGTATTGGATGAAGTCAAAGGTATAGTAGTTTTATTACCCACGTTATCAGTAACCACTAAAATTGAATTAGAACCTATATCATCTGTAAAGAAAGAAGTACCTGTACTTTCTGGATCTGGATATCTAAATACTGCTCTACCACTTAGTATCACATCAGTAAAGCTTTCTGTAGTCTGGTAAGTAAACTCGTCCATATTCATGAACTCATAATATTTCTCTAAGAGAGTTTTAATACCCCCTTCTCCAATATTATTTTGTATTTCTCCAGGAATCAGCTCACTAATTCTTAAATCTTCTTTAGATTTTCTTTTAGTAGAACTTACGCTCTCTACATATCCTGGTGAAAAAGTATCTTCAGACATTTTATCTTAACCTTGAATTAACACTATAGTCTATAGAACCACTAGAACCTGCAGTAGAGATAGTATCTACTTGAGCTGTCACAGTTACCGAGTTATCGACATTACTAATGTTTAATAACTGATCACGTTTCGGAGCTATATCTAAAGAGTTTGGAGTTAAAGTAAGTTTAATAATAGTTTCGGCGGGTACACTAAAGTTAAAGAGTGATACTTTACCTGTAGAAGGAGTGATTAAACCACAATCATTTTCTACTGTAATGTTTACACCATCTACTATCTTGTATATAATAACTCTTCTATTAGAACTATTGGCTATTGGAATATCTCCAAAGTAATGATCCGCACCTCCATTTTGTAATTTAAAGGCTGAACTATTTAATATAAAATCGGTTGAGTTACCACTCTCATAGAAAGGAGCTGCAAAACTAAGAGTATAGTTATTTAAAAGTTTATTAGTACCGGCGGTTATATTCTTAAACATATATGGTCGTACTGTTGAGTTTAATATAGATGGATCCGCTTGGTCAATAAACTTGAGTAATTGTGAATGTCTTAATACCCCATCAAACTTATTTAAGTTATTAAAGTTATAATCATCTATTACATCTTTAATTAAAGATTCTAATTCAGCGGCAGTTCTATCAGTAAGGTTAGGATTAAACTTAAAGAATACATCTAATTCTAAATCAGTAAAGTTAGGGTCTACTATCTGTGGGTTAATAGATACTACATTTTTACCTTTCAGTATAGTCTCTTTAATAGATATCTTTTCGGAATCAGAAAGAGTCTCAGAAGTAAGCGGTTTTATAGCCACATACACAGTTCCAAAATCAACGGGATCATTATCTTCTCCACCCCAAGTACTAATAGAAGATATATTAGAGAACGATTTAAGTATAATAGATTTATAGTCCTCAGATGTAACGGCTCTTCCTTGAGAAGTAAACGTAAGAGGTGCATTAAATCTAATTGACTCTATACTCTCAGGCTCAGTACCCCCTGCTGCATTAGAAACTGTAGTAGTAGTATAACTAGATGAACCAGTTAAACCTTCTATAGAATCAGAGAAAGAAAAACTATTCGCACCATTGGATTCTTCTCCATGGGTATAGACATAATCTACTGTTATAATATTATCGTTAATTGGTTTCTTACCAGTAATACCATCTCCAAAGTATATCTCATAATAACCGTTAGGATTTTCTTGTATATAATATACTTGAGAAGCTGAATCTACTTTAAGTAAGGATTCAAATCTAGTATAGACCTGATAAGAAGTAGACTTTTCATTTTCTTGTACTCTTACTCTTAACGTACTAGTGTCTGCGTCTATATCAGATAGTTGGAATTTTTGGTTCTCTATATCATTATCAACTCTATAGAGTAAAGACTTATGACGACCTTCGGCTAAAGATACGTTAGAGAATGTGTATATATTATTAGAATCTTTTTGTGCAGCTATATTATCTAATGTGGAAAAGTCATATGTAACACCAGATATAGTAGAAGTAAATTTAGTACCTCTTTTTAATATAACTAAATTAGGAGTATTACCCGATTCATTACTAGCGTCTATTACTAAATTAATAGTTGACCTAGGGGCGAGTACTGATCTTGGAGTATAACCTAATAACTTCGCTCTAGTGACTACATTACCTCTTATCTGAGCTGAGTCTAAGAACGCTTCGTTTAAAGAGTAATGAGCTGCAACTGCGTTATAATGTGTATTATATGCAAGTACATCTAAGAGTACGTTTAATCCACTCCCTTCAAAGTTATGGTCATTAAACTCACTTTGCGACTTTAAGAAATTTTTTAAATTCTTTTTAATCTGATCAAAATCTAGTTCTGTTACATTTAAATTACTTGCCATAATTCTATTACCTTAATCTTCTTAGGACTATAGATACTTGTCCTATTTCGTTAGTTTGTTTTATAATATACTTAACTCTTATATCATAATTATTATTATCTATATTACCCTTTACTGTTATTTTTACTAGTCTTATTCTAGGTTCGTTCTCTAATATAACATCTTCTATATTTTCTCTTAATGCAATTTCAGTAATAGAGTCCATAGGTTCAAAGAGTAAAGCTTTTAAATTCGCACCCAAGTTAGGTTGGAAAGGGCGTTCAAAGAAATTAGTAAGTACTAGATTCTTTACTGCGTTCTTTACAGCCTCTGCATCTTTAAGGGGTACTATATCCTTTCTAAATGGATGTAGTGTTAATCTTAAATCTATATCAGTATATCCCTTCTTACGAGAGGTTAAGTGACTGGTACTCTTAGATGAGATATCTATCGTACTAGATGTTCTTTCTACTTTATTATCCATATACTTATTTATAACCTTTTTGTTTACTTTTACTTAAAAGTGTGTTATAATTACTCTGTAAGAAGTGCGTTATTATTATTAATAAGAGTACTTACACTAGGCGGTAAATCAATAACACTCGGAAACCCTATTAGTTTTAAGTAGTCGCAGAAACTAAATGTAATCCATTGAGTCAATGCACCTAATCCAATAGCGTCAAAGAAACTAGTAACCTTTTCCATCCATAATTTAATAAGATAAGTCTGCCATTCTTCTTTAAATTCTCTCGCCCTTTTTAATAATCTTTCTTTACTGAATTCAGGTATCTCAACATTTTCGTTAAACTCTCCTCCAAGTAAATCTAATAAACTATATCCAAAAAGGTTTACTTGTTCTAATTCTTCTTTTGTTTTATCTCTTATAAGAGCTTCTAAATCTAATGTTTCTAATGCAGGGAAAGAGGGTAATCCTAACGAGTCCCATATCTCGTCAAACTTATCTATGAGACCAGTAAAACCACCCGATAGTAATAAGTTTTGTATACGTGCGACTTCAGAATTAATATAGTCTATAATACTTTGTTTTTTAAAGTCTGCCGTATCGAACTTATTCCATACGCGATACTCTGCTGGTACTAAATCATATAAACTATCAATATCTTCTAAGTCTATACTATCTTTAATTGAGGTAGGGTCGGATAGAAATTCAAGTATATCTATCTCTATACCCATTATAACACATTTAAAGTCAATTGTAAACACTTCGTTAATCATTTCTAATATTTCTTTTTGTATAAACATTGGAAAGTCCGCGGAGATACGTGTTATAATAATCTCCCATTCTTTCTCTGGTATAGATATCTTCTCCCATCGCGGATCCTGTAGAGTAAGTAATCCTCTTAACTCTTCTAGTGTATCTTTTAGTTCTTCTAATTCATCGGGATATCTATATGCGTAACTAGCAAGACCACC